CTTCTTTATGAGGTTGAAGATGCTGGTATGCTGAATGCTTCTACTGCTGGTTATATCAGTATGCACAAGTTATTTAGTACTATTGGAATCAATGGCCTCAATGAAGCAGCTGAATTCTTAGGAATCAAATGTAATTATAATGAAGACTACAAAGAGTTTTGCAGACTCATTACAGGAACTATCTCTGAGCAGAACAAGTTGCATAGTAGAAAAGACTTTCAATTTAATACTGAACTCGTACCTGCAGAAGGGCTATCCAGTAAGAATTACAACTGGGACAAACTGGATAACTATTGGGTGCCCCAAGATAGGAATCTCTATAACTCATATTTCTACATCGCATCTGACGAAAATACTTCAGTGCTTGACAAGTTCAGACTGCACGGTAGAGAGTTTACAGGGTTGCTTGATGGAGGCGTTGGGTTACACTGCAATCTCGAAGAACACCTAAGTAAGGAGCAGTATATCAAACTTATAGACTTTGCTATTGCCAATGGTACCTCTTATTTCACTTTTAACATTCCTAATAGTGAGTGTGATGACTGTCATTATATTAGTAAAACCCCAATAAAAGAGTGTCCAAAGTGTCACAGTCATAACATTACTTGGTGGACTAGGGTTATTGGTTTTCTCAGACCAATTAAATTCTTTGATAAAGAGCGATATAAAGAGGCATTAACTAGAGTCTATAGTAAAAAGAAAGATGTATGTTGAAATATGTTGACACAAAGATAACATTCTCTGAAGTTCCTGACGAGATATCTTTGTGTATAAGCTTAAGTAACTGCCCACATAGATGTGAGGGGTGTCATTCAGCATATTTACAAGAAGACTTTGGTGATGAGCTTACAGAGGAAGTACTGGAATCTTTGTTAGAGAAGAATGATGGTATTACTTGTGTATGTTTTATGGGAGGAGATAATGATATTCCTGCCTTAACACTATTAGCTGAGTTTGTGCAGAAAAAAGGATTAAAGACAGCCTGGTATAGTGGGCTGTCTTTCTTTCCATATATTGATAGACACTGCACTCAATTCTTTGATTTTATCAAAGTTGGGCCTTATAATAAAAAGTATGGTCCTCTTACATCAAAAACAACTAATCAAAAGTTCTATGCCAGAGGAAAGCATTTGCATAAAATGGATGCAAATGATAATATGTTTTATGACATAACTGATAAATTTTGGGAAGATGATTGAAGTAAAAATAAAGAAACTACATGAGAATGCAGTAATACCGTTTTATGCTACTGATGGAAGTGCCGGAATGGATATTACTTGTGTAGACTATCACTATGATAAAGACACTGATTGCTGGATATACAATACAGGATTGGCTTTTGAGCTTCCTAAAGGATATGTAATGCTCATATTCCCCAGAAGCTCAAATTATAAAACTGATTTCTATCTTACAAATCATGTAGGAGTATTAGACAGCGACTATAGGGGAGAGATGAAGTTTATTTTTAAATATAGAGATAAAGGATTTCTTCCTCCTAAAGGTCCATATTCAAAAGGAGATAGGATTGGTCAGATAATGATTATACCCTATCCTAAAATAAAGTTTGATGAAGTAGATAATTTAGAGGAGACAGAGCGAGGCTCTGGTGGATTTGGAAGCACAGGGAAATGAAAATGATTATATCTATTATAATTCTGCTCGGTATTATTGCAATAATTACCTTGCAATGGTATCATCTGTATAGGAATAAGCAGAAAGAAAAAACTAAAATATCTTTCAAAGAAGGACTTGATTTAACTGATTTACCAATTGTAACTTTTTATCAAAACAGTAAGAAACTACATTTCTTATTAGATACAGGGAGTAACATTTCATATATCAATAAGAAAGTACTAAAAGATATAGAAGCTGAAAGTTTAGGCTCCTCTTCCAGTACTTTTGGAGTAGAGGGAGCAGGGATAAATACTGAACATTATATGATTCAAATTGGATATAAAGACCAAGTCTTTACAGAAGAATTTGGAGCATTAGATTTATCCCCGGCATTTTCTGCAATTGAAGCTGAAAGTGGTATTAAATTACATGGTATTATAGGTAATAAGTTCTTTGAGAAATATAAATATATACTTGATTTCAGAGAATTAATTGCTTATAGGTAATGATTTATTTAGTATCAACTACTAGGTTTTTGTTTAATGCTCCTGATATAAAACCAGTATCAGTTCAAGAATCCTTACAGATTTTGGAGCCCCTAAAGATTGTAGGTTTGGATACTGAAACTACGGGACTTGACCCTTATACCAAAGAACTTAAGCTTGTTCAGTTAGGATGCAAAGACTTTCAGGTTGTTATTGATACTACAACTGTAGATATTGTAAGATATAAAGGGTATCTTGAATCAAACAGGCTATTCCTCTTATGGAATGCTAAGTTTGATTTAAAATGGTTCTATAAGTATGGTATCATAATAAAGAATGTCTATGATGGATTTCTAGCTGAAAAACTAATGTGGTTAGGATATCCAGCAGGTATTCATTCTATGTCTCTCAAGACAGCTGGAGAGGAATATCTTGGGATAGAATTGGATAAATCTGTTCGAGGTAAAATAATTTACTCAAATCTTGATGAAGAAATCATTCGATATGGTGCTGCAGATGTACAATGGCTTGAAACTATAAGAGAAAAGCAATTAGAAAAGCTTAGAGAAAAGCAACTAATTGTGGCTCTTGATATAGAAAATAGGTTTGTTAAAGTCTTAGCATATATTGAATGGTGTGGAGTTAAGCTTGATGTAGATAAGTGGAAGGAGAAAATGCGAAAGGACTACCAAAGAGAGGAGGAGGCTAAGAAAGTTCTTGATAACTGGTTATTAAAAAATATACCAGACTCCAAGTACATTTTTATTGATACTCAGGGAGATTTGTTTAGAGAACAAGCCTTCGATTTAACTCCTAAGGTTAATATAAACTGGAACAGTGCTAAACAGCTAACCCCTATATTCAAAAAGTATGGAGTAGAAGTAGTCATTCAAGATAAAGAAAAGGGAGGAACTAAAGATAGTATTGATGCTAAAGTATTAAAACCACAAGCAGATAAATGTAGTTTAATTAATCCGTATCTTGAATATAAAGAAGCTGTAAAGGTTACTTCTACTTATGGAGAAAACTTTCTTGAGCAAATAAACCCAGTTAGTGGAAGGATTCATACTAATTATCAACAATTAGGAGCAGATACTACTAGAATTACTTCTGGTGGGAAAGATAAGGAACATAATATTGAATATATTAATTTCCTAAATATCCCATCTGATGCTGAGACTAGAGCTTGCTTTGTTGCTGAGAAAGGAAACAAGTGGATTAGTATAGATTATTCTGGACAGGAAACTTATCTTATGGCCTCAATAGCTGATGATAAGGCAATTATTAAAGAGCTTACTGAGGGTAGTGGAGATATTCATTCACTAACTGCATATATCTCTTATCCTGAAATACCAAGAGATACTCCTATAAAAGATATAAAGAAATTATATCATAATCTTAGACAAGAAGCTAAAGGAATTGAATTCGCCATTAATTATGGTGGTAATGCAGATACTATCTGTAGAAACAAAGGAATTCCTATGGCTGAAGCTGAAAAGATTTATAATAATTATATGAGTGGTTTCTCTGGTCTAAAGAAATATCAGGACTTTAGAAGAAAGGATTGGTTCCAGAAAGGATACATCTTATTAAATCCGCTTACAGGACATAAAGCCTACATTTATGACTATGATAAGCTTAAAGAAGAGAAAGCTAGAATGTCTAGCCCTGACTGGGACTGGAATTATTATAGACAGATGAAAGCTGAGTATCCTGAATGTGATACTGTACAAATGGTAAAGCATTTCTTTAAAAGAAAGGCAGATAGTGAAAGGCAGTCAATTAACTATCCTATACAGGCATCTGGCAGTATGTGCTTAAGAGTTGCTCTGATTAACTTCTTTACCTACATTTGTGATAATAACTTATTCAACAAAGTAAAGATTACAATAACCCCCTATGATGAAATTAACTGTGAAGCTCCCGAAGAAATAGCAGAAGCTGTGGCAGGGGTTGTACATAGGGAAATGGTTAAATCTGGAGCAATCTTCTGTACAAGATGTAAACTTGAGGCTGACTTATCTAGACTTCCTTCTGGAGAATTACCCACTTATTGGATTCATTAATATGAAATCTACATTTAAAGATATTATTGAGTTGCTAATTCTAATACCACTTAAGACATTAGAATTAGCTCTCAATATCTTTGCATTTATTTTAGTGGCACTTACTACGCCCTTTGTAATGATTATTAACGCTATTAAATCTAAAAACAATGTCAACAAACAGATATGAATCTTTAGTTACACCTTCTTTAATTGACTCAGTATTCCACGGAAGTTATTTACAGAGAGCTGCTGGTAAGTGGTGTATCACTCTTAATGGTCAAGTTGTTACTATAGCTGGAAAGGTTTGCTTTGACTCAAAGCAACAAGCTACTAAGGCCTTTTATAATAGCTTTAATTGGAGAGTTGTGAGACACCTTGCTGAGCCCGGAAGTTATTGGTGGAATGATACCGGAAGAGCTGATAAGTGGAAGGCATTTAAGAAAGTAATCAAAAGAGATTACGGGTTTAAAGTAATACAATTATGAGTGCAGACAATGTAAATCATCCTAGCCATTATCAGGGTGAAGGTATTGAATGTATTGATGCTATGAAAGCAGCTTTTGGAGTATCAGAAGTAGCAACTTTTTGTAAACTTAATGCCTTTAAATATATTTGGAGAAGTGAACAGAAAGGAAACTACGAGGAAGATATGAAGAAGGCAGCTTGGTATCTTAACAAGCATAATGAATTGGTAAATCAACTAAATCAAGATTAATATGGATAATTTTCCTTTAGGAGCTAAATATGATAGTAGGGCTCCTTGGTATGAAGAGGATAATCCTGTAGAGGAAATTGAAGTAACTGTGTCTCTCACTCTTAGTAAGACAGTTAAAGTAAAAGTCACTGACTATGTAATTGAGGAAGGTGAAGATGAAGATGGTCCTTACTGCTATAAGGACTTTTCAGAAACAAACCTCTTGGGAGCTGTTGAAGAGCAAGTAATTCTTCCTCAGGATGCCTCTCTCTATGTTGATGTTGGAGAGCACCTTAAAGCCGCAGATGATTTGTCTGGATGGCATGTAGATGAATTTATTTGTGAAAAGGTATAACAATGGCAGCAAGTAGTGATGATAATGTGTACTATAAAAGAGGAAGAAAATATATTCCTTTTGGTTTGAGGTATGGTCAAAATTATCTTCCAGATGGAATATGGTATGTAAGACATTTTGACGGCTCATATGGACATACCAATGTTGACCACTACTTAAGTGGAATGTATAGAGTGGGAGACATACCAGAATATGTTGATATTCCTAAGCTTTGTAGTACTCATTCCTATGTAGAATATATCTTAGCAAGTAAGGAGTTTAAAGAGATTATGGATAACCACTCTTTTACTTTTCAAGAACTTGTTGCTAAGATTACTGCTTTAGTATTAGATTTAAATAATAAAATAAAATCTAAGGAAAATGATGACAGTAAAAGACCTAAAGGATACTCTAATTCATTTTGAAGACAGAAAGTTTGATGATTATGAGGTAATACTCTGGGACTATAATCATCAACAGGAACTTAAGTGGGGAGGTATGTTTAGTTTATCTCATCCTGACAAAGCAATTGTTTTCCCAGTAGAAGTAACTCCTGTAGATGGTATTACTATTATGGAAAGATTAAAACTACTTAAAGATGTATAAAAAGAAAATAAGTGATGAACAGTTTTTATTAGACTGTATCAATAAAGAATTTGAAATTATAGGTAGTTCTAATCATTGGGATACTATTGATGAGCTCGTAGAGTGGTCAAAAGAAAATAAGCATTGGTATTCAGATAATGCCTTTACTAGTAGAGAGCAATATGATGAATGGAGAGCATATTTTCTAGAACATTTCTATGACTGGCAACCTAAAAGAATTTCTAAAAGGCAAGCAGAGAGAGAATTTTCCTGGTTCGCTCTTCAGTATGGATTTACTTATGACTTTGAGGATAAACCCATAGGTAAGTATGTTTAAAATGTATAAAACTTGGGGGAAGGTTAAAGATATCTTTGTAAAACCTTCCCTCAAGGTTTACTTTGGAAGCTGGAAGAAAGACCCTAATCTACCTGTGTGGAGACAAGGCCCAACAATATATCTTTGTGGTAGGAAGAACTTCTTCAGTAAAACTCATAGGGTTAAAAATAGTGTCCAAATATGTACAGGAACCAAGCCATTTAAGTGGGGAAAAGAAGAGCATCTTACAAAGGTATATGAGGTAGCAACAGTCCACAAGTTACCGGGTAAACTAAAGGAATGGGACGCTGTTTGGAACTCAGATATAAGAAGAAAGCTTAGAAAGAAGCACTTAAGCTGGATTCCTCCTATAATTATATTACCCTACTGGACAACCATTAAAGTACTCTGTTGGGATGTTCTCTGGAAGACCAAGTATGGAGAAGTAAGATATGAGTATCCTCCGCAACTTAGTATTATATTCTTTGGTTTATCCCTAACCTTTACTCTACATTGTCCTTTAGGTGATAAATATGATGATGACTATTGGGAATCTATCCTAATTTTCTTATATAACTCTAACCATACAATAGAAGATGCTGTTAAAGAAGCTGGAGAAGCAACAATAACAATTCTTGAAAATAACACTAAGTATAAGTATAGGGTATTAAGTAAAGAGTTCCTACTTCCCAAATGGCATAATGAATATGATAAAGTAGTAAAAGATGGAAACAATTGAATTACATAATAGAGGTGAAGGCGAGACCTATCTCGAACATCTTGAAGGTAAGGATTGGGTACTAAGATGTACTCCTAAGTATAGACAAGAATATATGAGATTTTTGTTTGACGGAGATGCTGAGAACCCTATCTTTACAGCAGTGGATCCTCCTGGTGGGCCATTTCTGAGTGTTGGAGATAAACTAAGTAAAGGAACTGTAACAAAAATTAAGATTATTAAAGGCACAGGAACAGTGCTTACTATAGAAGATGAAAGTAAAGAAGATTAGTGTTCCTTTTTATAAGTGGAAAGTAGTATATTTAATTGCAGAAAGCCATGAGGATTGCCCAGAGGTTCTTAAATATATGAAAAAATTTAAGATGAGAACTGAGGACATAGAAAATGTGGCTGATATGTTTGAAAACAGGGCAGTAGAAGGAGCTTTATGTCATTATAATACAGGTAAGTTAATTACTGTTATAGTAGTATTCCCTCAACCAGATAACTTTTCTTTAGTAGGAGTCTTAATTCACGAAAGCAGACATGCTGTGGACAAAATCATAGAAACTACTAACTTAGAGGGGGCAGAATCAATGGCTTATCTTGATGAATTTGTTACTTTAGAGGCAATTAAGGACTATATTAAGGAGAAAAAATATGCAATTCATTCAACCAAAAGTAGAGATAATTCCTCAGAGTGAGGGCTTGATTGGAGTTTATAAGCAAATAGAAATTGCTGGTAGAACTTGCTATAAGTCTGAAGATAAGATTACTAATGATTCTTGTAAGGAATTTGTTCAAAGAATGATGAACAGTGGACATACTGCTATGCTTGAACATGGGACTGTATATTTAGCAATGCCTATTACTACTCATTATAGTGAAGATGTTTATGTCTATATGTACTATCCTACCTTTTGTAAAGTAAATCGATCTTCTGATTTTAAATTTAAGGATAAATTTGGAGACCCTGTAGATTGTTGGTGTATAACTACTAATTTAAGATTTATTCTAGAACATGATTTATGGCTAGACGTTGAAGAACTACTGTGTGAACCAACAAAACTTCATGAAAAGAGAATAACTGCAAGATTTACTTGTGACAGAGGAGTAAGCCACGAGCTAGTTAGACATAAAAAGCTTTGTGTCGCATAGTAGAAATACTATGAAAAATAAATTCCGTGAATTGCTGGAAGGCTAAAATTTGGAATTGTCAAAAATATTTCGTATATTTGCATGAATCAAAAATGTAGATATATGAAAAAATTAACTTGTACCGTTGGAGATAAATTTGGAAGGTGGACTGTTATAGGTTTACCATTTACAAAGAATAGTCATACTTATGTGACCGTTCAATGCGATTGTGGTAAGATTGCAGATTTATGCCTTAGTGACCTTATACATAATAGGGTGCATGCTTGTAAGAGCTGTGCTGCTAGAGATAGGGGTCACATAAACGAATTACATATTGGGGATAAAATTAAAAAATGGACCATTATAGAGGGGCCTAGAGTATATAATAATACTGTACAGTTTAAAGTACAATGTGAATGTGGCTCTCAGAGGTGGATTCAGCCTAATGAACTGTTAAATCCCAATAAATGTTATTCGTGTATAAAATGTGCTCATAAGCAATCAGATAAATTATTTCCTACACAGTTTGGGAGAATTAAGAGAAGTGCTAAGACCAGAGATATTGAGTTTAATGTCTCAATAGATTATCTATGGTCACTTTGGAAAAACCAGAATGGTTGCTGTGCAATTACTGGTGACCAAATAAGTTCAATAAGAAAAGCATCTTTAGATAGGATTGATTCTTCCAAAGGTTATATAGAAGGAAATGTACAGTGGGTTACTTATAGAGCAAATGTAAGTAAACATACTATGACAATGAACGAGTTATATAATTTTTGTAGAAAAGTTTTAAATCATGCTAATCAGCAGCCGAGCATTGGCTCAACAACCAATGAAGGTCCAGAGACTAATGGTTGAAACTCAGAAATGAGAATATAACACCAACACGAGTGCGGAACACCCTTAGGGGTGATGATATAGTCCGAACTATATGGAAACATATAGAATCAGAGGATAAAGAGCCTCTGAGATAACATATTGAGAGTTTTCTCTTTTGCCCAAGAAAGCACCCGTTATTGCAATTATAGCAAGGATAAGTTTGGGAATGAACTTACTTTTATAAAACCTTCTGGAATAGAAAAATATACTTCTTTTAATAAGCATGGTGGAGTAGATAATTACTTAAAACTATGTGAAGATTTGTATATGAGCTTATTAGATCAAGGTTGGAAACCACAAGATGCAAGAGCTGTTCTTCCTAATTGTCTTAAGACAGAAGTAGTTATGACAGGGTTTTTAAGTGATTGGGAACACTTCTTTGATTTAAGATGTGCTCCTAATGCTCATCCTGATATGAAATATCTTGCAGACAAGCTTAAAGAAGAATTTATATCTAGGGGATTAATATAGTTGTGTTTATGGGGGAGTAGGGATACTCCCCCATATTTTTTAATAATTAATTTATTATAAAGCAATTTTCTAACTATTCTTGTTGGAAATTTCATAATATATTCTTAATTTTGCACCATTGTTAAATAAGAAATAATTTATTGCAACATGGCTAAATCATATTGTGTAAACTTTCCTAATTGCTCTTCACTTGCTAGAAGATTTAATGTAAATCAGGGAGTGTTAAATGCTTATATTAACACTTATAACATGTTCCTTCCTTCTGGTGAAGAAAGAATTTCCTCTACTGAGAAATATACAGAAGAGAAATTAGATGAAATATACAACAAGATTTCTGCACAATTAGCAGAAAAGAAGAAAGATCCAGAATACATAGCTCAGCAGAGAGCCGCTGCTGAAAAGGTTCTTGGAGGTCCTGAAGCCTTGGCTTTCATGCAAGCTTCTGAAGTATTTAGTGGCAAAGAGATTGAAGAAATTACCAGTGAGATTGCTAGACTTATTATAACGAGGGCTGAACAATATGCTACAGAGAATGGGAAGACTGTTGAAGAAGTATTAACTAAGGGAGGTAGCAAGGGATTTTTAGGACTTGTTAATTATGTCAAGAATGCCTACTCTTTTGTCTTTAATGAAGCTAATGGAATTATTAATGGAGCAGCTCCCCGTACAGATGGAAGAATTAAAAGTTTAGAGGAAGCTACTAAGGTTAGAGCAGCATTGTTGAAAATCTTTATGCCCACACAGGTTGGAGGGAATAGACTAAACTCTATGATTGTTCTTTCCCTTCCTGTGTTAAATAGGGCATTAGGTATAAGACTTCATGCTAATTTTACTGTAGATAAAAGCGCCAGTTTCACATATGAATTGGCTGAATCATTAAGAGATGTAGAAGAGCCTCAACAAGACAGGTGGCAGCAGGCTCTTGATGCTCAAACTCTTGAAGATACCTTATCCTCTATTATTGCTAGAGTGATAATGCAGTTGCCTAGAACCAGAACTGTAGTAACAACAAGAACAGTTGATGATGGGGCTGGTAATATTATAGAGGTTCCAGAGTCTCATTCTGAGATAGTTACTTCTCCAATACTTAAGCTTCCTATGTTCTCTAATATAGGCTATATGGCTAAGCAGCTATCTAGTATGCTTGTAAATATTACAAGTGAGGGGGATATATTAAAGGTATTATCCAGATTTTCTGAGGATGAGCAGTTTGGAATGCTTTATCAGAAACTCCTTAATGACCCCAGACTGTTAACTACTTTCTTTCAAGATTTTAATAAGTACCGTCAAACATATAGAGCTGCTAGTCTTAGTAATAAGACTGATGGTACAATAGAGGTGTCTGTTGCTCCGCTAAACAAGGGGAGTAGAAATGAGGGAGTAGATAGTTATTTATCTAGACTTAAACTGGGTAGAGTATCCCCAAACTCTGTTTTTGAAACTGTAGAATCTGAAAATGGCTTTAAGTCTGTAAATCTGAAATCATATAAGATGTTCTATCAGATGTATGAAAGATTTAAAGCTCTCTTTTTGGATTCAGAAGGCACGTTTGACAATAGTGTATTCAAGAAATCTTCATTAGGTGTACAAGAGGGTCAAATTACATCTATTCTTGAAGCCCTAAATTTTCCTATTGATATAGATGTTGTTAGAGAGATTTTATCTGATGTATCAAAGCAGGATGCATTAATATCTGCATTAAATAGTTACTTTACATTTGCAGATGGCATATTTGGTAAGAGTACAACCGGAGTAAGAAAGTCATTATCAAGTAATGAAGATATAAAATCTTCTATAGGCTCAATAATGAACTTATTACAGTCTACTCCTAAATCTAAAGGAAATAGGCCTGTCACTTTTGCAGGAAATAGACTGTCTTCATTAATTCTTAACTCTCCATACTCTATTCTGACAAAGAAATTAAATTCCCTCTATGACACTACTGTAGAAGGTAAAGAGTTTAATGCGTTTAGTAATTATCTTGAAGCTAAATTTCTCAATAGTGAACAGTATAGAGACAGTAATGGAACTATCTTTAGCAGGTGGCTTAGAGACCTGTATGAATGTAGAAGTTTAGACTCCTCAGTCCCCTCTATGAAGTCTATATTCGGAATTAGTAGAGATTTAGGTATAGATGATACAAAGTTTGAGGAGATTAATGATAAACAACATATGCTGATGTTTGTCATGGGTTATTTAGGGGGAAGAACTTGGTTAAATGCTAATGTCAAGTTTATAACTGAAGAGGGACAGGCAGATAAGAACGATAGATCTAATAGACAGGTTTTACTGGGCTCATCTAAAATGTTCTATAGAGGACAATGGGTTTATAGAGATGACCCTGCCTACATACCTTCCTTTATTACTGGCGACACTAATGCTTTAAGACAGATTAGTACTATTCATTATTACCTTCCAGAAATTTTGTCTGGAATGTATGACCTATATCAGGCAGATAAAGCAAACCAAGATACAATTTCTTTCTTTAATGAAAGAGGTATCGTATTTTCAGCTAATGGTAAAGAGGCATATACTAGCAGACAAACTGTAAATGAAAATGGTAAGAAGGTTAGAAGGTCTAATGCTGATAAGTTTGGTATATTACAGTTCTTAAATGAAACTTATAAAGGTAATGAGACATGGCATGACTATTTTCAGTCTCAGGGAGGAACTCAGGAAGCATTTGAAAGAATAACTAGAGAATATCTTAATGAGAAATTTCAAGAGTTTAAATCCCAGCTTGAAAAACTCGGCCTACTTGAAAAAACTGAAGATGGCAAGTATGTATATTTTGACAGCTTTTTAGGAAACAATGAATCAGCAAAAGAGCAGCGCTTAGAGGAACTTCTGTTTGACTTTTATACCAACTATAAATTTGGTGCGTATAATCAAGCACATTTAATGCAAGTTAATCCTTTGTTCCTTAATGGTGTGGAAGACCACCAAAAAAGAAATAAGGGTACTCTAACTACTGGTTCCGTTCTCTCTATGGAAGCTAAAGATGCAGATGGAAACTACATCTGGGAATACAACCCAATTACAAATACTTACAATTTTAACAGTAGGGTTTTATATTTTAAAGATGTAAAAGCAGGACTTGATAGAAAGAGCTATGAGGCTTTAAAGAAATATTTTACTAGGTTGTGGGGAGAAAGTAAGGCAGAAAAGTATATTGAAGATAACTTTAGCCAAAACTCTCTCACTGACGGCCAAGCCTATCGCTCATTTGAATCTTATAGAAAAGTTCTTATGAGTGCTGGTCTGTCTTTCTGGTCAGAGAATCAGGAGCGAGCATATCAAAAGATAATGGATATGGTTACTCCAATCAGAGAAGCTAGAAGAAATGGGAAGATAATTTCCTTAACTTCCTCACAAATCCAGGAGATTGAAGACTCAATGGCAGAAATGCAGCCTATCAAACCTATTAATGATGGTATTGAAACTTTTGGAGATACTAATATTAAGGTAGCATTCCAGTTTAAATATGCTGAAGTGCCCTTTCTTCCAGAATTATTCCCTGTAGGCTCTAAGTTAAGGGAGCTTGGTGATATGATGGTTGATAGAGGAGTTGACTTACTTGCTTCTGATAAGTGTCTTAAGAAAGGTTCTTTTGGAGAAATCGACCTCCAGTATAGAATGGTCAACGGTAGATATGTTGATAAAGACGGTAACATTCTTCCAGGTATGAATGCTAATGGTGAGATAATCACTGATGGTTCTCAAACTGCGGGTGAGCAGAGAGCTAATCCTGAGAATAAGAATAAGTTTGTAGAGTACGAGGACGGTACTTCAGTAAGAGATATCTTTGATGCTCATACAAAGTCTGATGGAGAGACCGAGTATATAATTCACACAATACCTATGGAAAACTATCTCATTCAGAGTAATATTCCAGACCACACTGATGGTAATAGTATTGTTGGTACTCAAGGAAGAAAGATTGGTACTGGTGCTATTATTAATGATAGAGACTATACAATCGGAAATAAGGGTAACAGGGAAGGGTCTAAAGTGTCTGGTAAACAGCTTGCTAGAATATATGGAGCAGCACATGCTATGAAGTATATGAAATCCTTTAAGAAGTTTGCTGATAAACTTAAGGATACTCCCAGAGCTATTAGTGATATTATATACAACATCTTAAATAATGGTAGAGGAAATCTTGCTTCTATTTCCAGACTTACTCTGTTAGACGGAGAGCATCCTACTGTACCATTTGCAGAACCAAGTAATTCAGGAGACATCAATAGCAGTATTATTAGTATCTTTAAGAAAACTGTTATCAGGCAGCTTATCTCTGGTGGCAGCGTTGTCCAAGCATCCTCTATGGGGTATGGTAAAAAGGTTCTTACTGATACTGGACTCCATGCAGTAATTAAAGACGGCATTCCTGTAGCTATGCAGTCTGAGATGGCCTTTGATTTTCATTTTACAGATGAAAATGGAACTATGATTCCTTTAAGATATGAAGATTACTGTGATGAGAATGGTTATTTCTTAGATGAAAATGGTGAACCTATTACAGAAGATAAATATGATACAGTTGTACCAAAGATTGAAATAGATTTCCCTGGTATTACAGATATAATTGCCTATCGTATTCCTACTGAAATGGAGTACTCAATGTTTCATCTTAAGGTAGTTAAATGTAATCCTAAATCTGCTGCTAATACAATTAAACTTCCAGCAGAGTGTACTTCCATTGCTGGTTTTGACTTTGATATTGATAAGCTGTTTTTAATGAGGCACAATTTTAAGTCTAACCCTATCAGTAATGAGGAAGTTTGGCAATATGTGTATAGTAAGGATAACTTTTTATGGCAGGCTCTAGGTGATGCTTGGAGACAAGCAGGAAAACCTAAAGGAGTAGAGTGGCATACTTACTGGGATGATGTAATGAGCAGGTATCCAAGCCTGGATGCTACCTATAGTAGTAAAGAAGAAGTATTTGCTAAAGCTAAAGCAGAGTTGCAAAAAGAACATATAGCAGATAATAGAATTGACTATGATATGGATGTTAAAGATTTAACTGCATTATCAGAAGGTCAATTAGACAATCTCATTATAGACTGTATGGTGGCTATTCTGTCAGACGAATCTACTCTTAAAGATAGATATACTATAGGTGGTTTCGCACAGGCCTCAGAAGATGCTAAGCTTATGAGACTATTATTTGCTGGAAAGTGGAACTCTGAAGAAATGTCTTTCTCTGAATTTGTCAAAAAGGCTCCAAAAATGGAGGATGCCAAAATAAACTATGACTATTCTGAGCCAATGACATCGGTTCTCTTTAAAGAGCAAAACCAAATAGCTGGAACATTGATTGGTATCTTTGCTAACGATAGTGTAAACAACTTTATATCTAAAGGCCTTAAGACTTTTAGAATTATTAATCCTCAGAATAGAATCCTATTTGGTAGTTTAAAGGATGGGGTTACAGAAGTAGATGGAAAGTCAGAATTTAACTCTTCTGATATAGGTCTGAACTTCTTACATACTTCTGTAAATGGGGTTTCTATCAAAAGAACTCTGGCTGAATTACTTGCAGCTGCTGTGGATGCAGTTAAAGATCCAGTCCTTAATTATTTGAATTTGAATTCTATTACTGCAGATGCTGCAGCAATGCTTGCAAGACTTGGATATACTACTAGAGATATTGGGCTACTCTTCAATCAACCAGTAATTAAGGATATGTGTACTTATATGAACAGAACTGGTGAGAGTAATGTTAGAAGGGCTTTAGTTGCTGTTCTCTCTGGTATGGGAGTAAATAGACCAAATGACTTGTTTGGAGCAAAAGCTTCAATTGATTCAAGATGGTTCGGTTCTTCAGAGCTTGCTATAAATCTATCCCCAAATACTACTCCGTCTTTAGAGTCTCAAATTGCTGTTGCTCAGCTTTTTCAGTCTATTATGCTTACTAAGCAGGAATTTAGTAACTATATTCAACAGACTAGAAACACCTCAGCAAATACAGTTAAGTCAAGGTTTGAGGATGCTTTAAGCTCTGAGGGAAAATCAAACAGAAAATTTGACAGACTCTCTATTGAAACCAAAGAGGGAGAGTACCCAATTACTGACGATATTACCTTAGAAGATTTACTTGACGAGACAAAGAGTAAAGAACTACTTGAAAGGTATAAAGACCACCCATTTATCTATGAAAACGTTGTTTTTAATATAATTAAAAGAGCAATGAATATGATGATGGATAAATATACGCTGTTTAATACTCCTCTTTATAACAGCTATAGAACGGTATTATCCTCTCTTGTAGCTCCTTGGGGAATTGGTGCTGACCAAATGGAGTCTCTTCATTATGATTTACCCACTATGCTTTTATCCCATCTTCCTGGTGAACTTAATCCTAACTATATAATGAGTGGCCAAACTGCAAATAACGCACTCCGTTATTTACTGTTAGACACTGCTGAAAATAAAGAGGACTCTTCTCCAGAAACTGCTGGATTTATAACGCAACTTAATGACGTCACTAATGATCCAGAAATGGTCAATAACCCAATGATAAAAATGCTTATAGAAGGCGTACAATCAGTTAGAGGAAATTCAAGTCTGGTACAAATTGTGGCCTCTTATTCAAGCTCGTTGGGAATGTGGGAGAAGTTTGAATTGACCTCTGGCTGGGATGCAATAATGAAGAAATATCCAGAGGTAGGTAAGGGTATATTTATATATTTCTACTATCAAAACAGCTTAAATCCAAAATACAACAGAGTAATGGAGTTAGCTCCTATATCTGTGCTTAAGTCTATTATTGTAGATGAGGAAAGGGGTTTGTCATATGTAGATTTCTTTAGAAGAGACAGTGATGACTTTAGTTTTGAAGGAGACAAGCAGCAGCAGAAAAAGGATTTATATCAGTTTATTATATCTCACAACGATGACCCTAAACTTGTAAAAGAAGTTACAGCTGAGGTAGCAGATAACAGTAAAGAGTTAATATTTACTGTTCCAAGACGAGGGCAGGCTGTACCTAAGAATTCTGCAGAAGCTGTTAGACTTCAAGTTAGAAGAAGGGGTACTATAGTTGAAGGAGCCTATTACGCCCCAGTTATTAAAGTTAACGGGATGCTTTATGTAATGGCAAAATTAGATGCTGGTGGTTATACAATAGATTATAACAACTTTAAGTCTAATGAAGAAAGAACAATAATGTATGTTCCAGTTAGTAATGATGATGTAAGAGTTGATGTTGAGGATACTACCAGAAGAGTAGTTGATTTCTTAAACACTCGTAATGGTATAATCTTTAACTATAGTAAGGCCGCTACTCAAATTAGTAAAGTTATTTCCTCAGAGGAAATTGTTACTGATGAAGCAGAGTCTCAAAGCTCTTCTGCAGAAGAGGCATATGATGAAGCTAAGGATAGAACTAAAAATGATCCACTGACTAGCAGTGATGGTAAAGAGCAATGTAATATTAGGCGTTAAAATATGAGTGAATCTTGTTTTATAGTTCCGTGTGTTAAGAACTCAAAGAATGAAGATGTCCCAAGTAAGTTATTTGAAGATTTGTGGAAAATCTCAGGTAATTATAATTGGGCAGAACAGCAATATAAGGTCGCTACAGATGAGAGTTTTCTCTCATCTGTAGACCCTATAGATGTTGTCTTAGATAAAAATGGGCAAATTGATGCTCGTTCTTTTTTAAATATCACAGGAGTTACTTTTACTTCTGATGAGATTAAACAAAGACTCTCTAAGAAATGGGAAGACTCTAAACTATCTTCGGAGGAAGTTCCAGATAAAGTGTCTCAGTTTAATGCGGAGGAGGAATTAAAAGATGATTTTGTTCCTGTGATTCTTCCAAATGAGGGAGGTAATACTGTTAAATTTACCCTTTCTCAAAGAACCCCCAATAGAAGTGCTGCTCTTCAAACTTATCTTGAAAACAATAAAGTCATAAAGATTATCAGTGATAGATTAAGACAGTTAGGGGTTGCTTATGACTTTGTTGGAAAGGAAAAGTACGCTGGTAGATTCTCTACAGAAAATGCACAGAAGGCCTTTGATGGTTTGTATCATCTAATTGAAATATCTAAAGGAAGCAATATTGAAGATGTTTTGGTTGAGGAGAGTGCTCACTTAGCTACTGTAGCTTGCAAAGATTCTGTTTTTATTAATAGACTTTTGCAAAGTTTGAGCAACGAAGAAGTGTTAAATTCATTGTTTACTCCAGAAGAACTAGCTGAGGCAGACTTAAATACAGAAGAAGGAAAGCTTGAGTTAGCAGGAAAGTTGGTGGCTAAATCAATGAGAAACCAACTTGAAGGAAATTATAAGGGATTTTTAAACAGGGTTAAACAATCTATTTATAGGGTTTTTGCAAAATCAGATTTAAAGTCCTTATTGACCCAAAAGCAGCAAGCAAGGGTAATTGCTGAGACTTTAGCTCATGGGTTTTTAGTTGAAGATAATTTTAGTATAGATACTGCATTAAAATCTCCTGCTACTCTATATTCTACAGGAGCTATTCCAGAAGAAAATAAGCTTCTTAAAGGCACCTTAGATAAAATTAGAAAGCTAGGAGCTAGAGTAGATAATTTCAGTAAAGTAGCTTACAAAGACGTATATCAAAAGTTAACAGCTAAAAGCCTTTTAGGAGAAAGAGATTTAGTATCAATAAGTGAAGAGGAAACTCTAAGTATAACTGCTAGTGCTGTACAAAGCTTAATGGGTCGTCTTACTACTCTTACTGAGCCCCTTACTGCTATTACTGAAGATTTGTTTGATAAAGATGTTGATATAGACATTATCAATGCAATTTTTGAAGCAGAGGAATTAGTTAAAACCTTACAAAATATAAATAACAGTTTTCAAAAATGTAAGTTAACTGCTTCTGTAAGCGATGACTTCCTTAATGGTATATCATCACTGATTGATGAAATGTCTTCATTAACTAATAGTGTTGAAGGAAATTTAAATAACTATATTAGGTGGTATTCTGTTGCTTTGTTAAGAGAAAGTATTGGCAGAGAAGCTATAGATTTAGCCTCAGATGTATATACTAATAAGCTGTTTTCTCAAGCCAGAATTAGAGAGGGAAGGCAAATAACAGTAAATGAACTTGCTAACTCATACATAGACAGGTTGAGTGATACAAGCAGTGTACTGACTTTCTTTAGAACCTATTCTAATCATAAAGACGTAACCACACAGGTTTTTTATGACATAGTTAGAAAGTCAAAAGCTAAAGAAGCCATCCAGTATAATAATAAAATCTCTGAATTGCAAGATATAGAAAACGACTATAAAAAACTTATATCTTCTAGTCATGCAAGACAGCTGATAAGGAAGTATGGATTTGACCCAGATACTATATTCTATGAAAGAACTGAGGATGGAAAGTTAACCGGATGGTTTATATCTGATATTAAAAGAGGTCAATTTGAATCAGATAAAAGAAAGATGCTCAAGGCAGTAACTGAACAGTTTAGACAGGAGTTAGAAAATGGTACTATGACTCTTTCTGATGGCAGTTACACATTTGATATGCGATCTTTCAAAAACTTAACTAGGCAGCAGAGATATAATGTATTTCAGGATTACAAGCATAATTCAGAGCTTTATATTAAATTTTACGACGAAGCCTATACTGATAGAAAAAATAAAATATTTAAAGATAAATATATAAATTATAAATTTCTTGATTTATGTAAGGAACTTCCTGAATTAAAAGAGTTATACGATAAAGTTATAGAATATAAACAGCATATTGACACAGATTACTTAACTGATCAAACCTCTGGAGATACTGGAGGTATGTGTCATGGGGTTGCCAGAAGACTTCCACAATTCAAAGCCAGCTTTATTAATAAAATTAAAAACAAAAAGCAGGTAAAAAGGGACCTCTCTGATACTAGTGATTTAGCAACTTACTGTACAGACGTAACATCTGACAACTTTGGTAGCCCAATTACTGAATCTCCAGTTCTCTTAAATGAGGAGGATGAGAATTTAGATTTAGACAAGCTAGCTTTGTATGGCATTAACCTCCTTGATAATATGGAGGACTTATCCACTGATTTATTTAAATCATTGGATAAATATACTGAAATGGCCTGTAAATTCCATTCTTCTCAAGAGGTAGCTACCAGACTGGAGTTGTTCGATAATCAACTAAGTAAAAGATATGCTGATGATGATTTAGAGGCAGCTGGAAAGGATAAAAATGCCGCAAGAATTTCCTCTCAACAGAGAAGAAATATAATGAAAAGACTTGTCTACAGAACTAATAAGGGGATAAAGAATTTTAGTGATGAGACTTGGCTTGGAAGGCTCCTGAATAAGGCCACTAATTTCAAATCTGTTATGGGTGCTATTAGTGCCTTCGGTGCTATTAGAGCTTTGTGTATATCACCCATAGCCGGTATAAAGAACTATGTTGCTGGGTTAAGAATCTTTATTCAGGATGTTTCTTCTGGTGTGGTAGAGGGAGTAACATTAAAAGATGTGGTTAAACAAACCTTCATAAATATAGCCCCTAAACATATTGGGGGTGAAATTGCCAGAGTTTTATTTGGTAAAACTGCCACATGGGACCAATATCAAAAACTTATAGATAGATGGGACTCTTACAGAACACCAAGTAAAATTACTAGAAGGAAAGGATTCTTGTCATTACAGACTCTTGTTAATATAATTATGGCTAATTATAGTGTTACAGATAACGCTCTTATTGGTATTATCTATAATTCTATGCTTAAGTCAAAACAGGTATATGATGCTGAGGCTGGAAGATTAATTGATGCTACTAAGATATATGGGTTTAATAGTAATGGTAATCCATATATTAGAGCAGGTATATTAAAATCCAAAGAGGATGAAGTAAGATATAAACTTTTAAAGGATGCAAGACAGGAGTTAGCAGAAATTAAAGAGGAGAATTCTAGAGCTGAAGATGATATAAATCTTGTAGTACGAAGAGTTCAGGATACTGAGTTTATCCCTAAACTTGAAGATTTCTACAACAGTAATGGAGAAAATCTTGATATATACAATGAGTCTGGTGGTTATAAGAGTATAGATGAAATAGAAGCTATCCTGTCTAATGAAGTTAGAAAGATTTCATTCAATGAGGATGATGAATACAAACTTTGTAATGGCATTAATGACTATATAATTTCATCTCAAGGAGTTTATGGTATGCTTAATGCTACTGAATTCCAATCAAGCGTATATACTCAGTCTTTAGGAAAAATTAAAGGATATATGTTTGGTTACATACAAAGAAATTACTTTAGTAATTATTCCATATCCTCTAATGAATACAAGCATGCAATGCTTGACTCCCTAAGACTCGCCCTATGGAGTGTGTTCAGTAATAAGGAGCTAGTTAAAAATGATGATATAAGTAGAGGTAAATATGCTTGGTACACACTACAATTAATAGGGCTTCCACTAGCATTTAAAAATAAAGAATTAATGAAGCATATGCAACGGTGTGGTTGGGACCCAGACCAACTTAAGAGAGTTGCTGATATGTGTCTTGGATTCTGGATTAACCTATTACTTGGAATATTATGCAGAAGCCTCTATAGAGGAAACGAAAAGAGTATTGGTGAGAAAGTTTATAGAAAGAAAGGTAAACTACCATTGGAAACTTCTGTTACTGGTTTAAGTCTTGTATATCCATGGCTTGGTGAAAACAAAGTAATTACTCCAGGAGCGCTTGCTCCAAAAAGAGCTATTACAATTGATGTAAATAAAGCACAAAAGCAATATGAAGATTGGAGTAAGCCTACTAGAAAACTCCAATATCCAAAAAATATTAGAGATTATTCACAGGGTGCATTTGTACCAGGAACTGATGAGTTTAACGATAGAGTTCAGTCTTATTATTTAAGAAATACAGTATATGATAACACTGACCCTCTGTATTATGTATTAGGAGCAGCTTATAGACTGTCTAGGGGTGTTAGGGATGAAGGTATTACCTTAATGAACCCAATTAGATTTGCTGGGGATTTAATTCAGATGGGAGATTATTCTGGCTCTATTATGTTTAGCTCTGGATTACATACATTATGGAGTGGTATAGAGGCCCTAGCTGCTGGTGGAGAAAAGATGGAAAAATGGAACGCTAGAGAGGCTAAATTCTGGTTAAATAAGATAGGATTTACTTACGACAGTACTCCTGAAATAGGAATGGGTAAGGTTCAACCAATTGACTGGTATGATAAGCAAGAAGTTATTGATAGATATCAGCAGCAGCAACAACCGTTTGATCCATTTGAAAGATAATAACTATAAACAAATAAAGGGAAGTGTAAACCACTTCCCTTTATTTTTTTATTTTAAAACTCTACGTCTTGACACGCCCCATTAATTAAGTCCTCTATACTGATATCTGATTCAGGACCAGCTAATTCTTTAGCTATATCATCTGCGCTTTTACCGTCCATAGACTTAGATGGAGGAGCTACTTTTGCCACTTCTACTTCTGGTGTAGGCTCATTTTTTACATCTACCTTATCTTCTCTTACCTGTTGCATGCTACTTTTAATTTCATCTGCTTTAGACATCTGCTTCCATCCTGTAGGATTTATTGTTGTGATGTCAAGTATAGCCGGAATCTTAATAGCATCATCATAGCACCTAGTAATTTTTTCTGGTTGCTTTGTAGGAGACATCTCTAATGGTACTTTAGCAAAGCTAAGATGCAAAGATTTTCCAGTAGAATCTTTAACTTCCCGTGCACCAATTCCCTCTTTCATATTTCCTATGGAACCCTGTGGAGAATAACCTAATCTAACAGGAATCACACCAAACTCAGGGACTACAGTACCTTCACCAAGTTTAGACTCTATTAAAACTCTGTATATACTCATTTGCTGTTGCCAGTATGAGAAACTGTTCTCAAAGTTTCTAATCCCATTTAATATGAAACTTGGATTGAGAATTCCAGGAACAGACTTACTAACACCGCTTTGATATCTAAAGGACTTCATATCGTAGATATGATATTTTCCTTGTTTATCAACAGTAATTATATCGGGCTTTCCTATAAAATAATGTGATTTTCCATTTACATTAATTTGTCCTCTGAAGATTAAGTCAACATTAATTGGCACTTCTTGTTTTTGCTGGAAGATTCTTTCTATTCTTTCAAACTGCTGACACATTACTGGAATATCCATAGCAGACAATCCTACCCAACTACCAAGGTTGTTGTCCTTCATATATTTTTTTACATCCTCTGAGTTTTTAGTCTTTCTCCAAACTCTGTATAATTTATCTATTGAACTTCCTAAGTTGGTTGCCATTTGACCAGTCAGGCTATCAAAGTCTGCACCATCTTCTAAACCTTTTATAAACGTAGTTACCTCTGTTTCATTGGGCCCAACCTCAAAGTGTTCCCCCTCATGTTCGTCAATAAATTCTGGTTGAGTTATAGCATCTATAGCATCTTGTACTGGATTGCCTGTATCCTTAATAGGTGCTGCTCCTGGCTGTACTGTAGGATTAACAGAGATACTTTCTGGCACTGGATTTAATTCTTTGTCCATCAATTTCCAAGCGTTTGCTAATAATAAATCTTCAACCTTATCAGGGTCAAATACACGAGTAGCCTGACTTTCATTTTCTCTGTAATTAACCTCCAGTTTAACTAAGGGGCTTTGATTATCATCTCTTCTAAGGTTACCATCTTCATCAAACATTAAGTTTTTAAAGGCATCTTGAATAAATCTAAGGACAGCCTCTTTAGACTTAATCTCTGATAGAGGCATAGAGGATATTACTCTAGGAATGTCTCTATATTGTACCTTTCTATCATTGTCGTCAAGCTGGTAGACTGTATATTGAAGGCTATCATTATTTATAGTAATTTCCGTTTGAAATTCTGGAGCACCCTTAGCAGCTTTCTTGAAGTTAAATCTTCTCTTTAAATAGTTGTTTACTGCTTTATTAATTTCTGATAACGCAGCATTTCTAGTACTAGCTCTGTTTGCTTCAAGGCCTCTAATAGAGGCAGATATTTGCTGATAAATATAATTAATGGGTCTTCTAAGGAAATCTAGTTCCTTAACTTTTTTATATTTAACATCTGTTAACAGGGGGCCACTGAGGGCTTCAAAAACATCTGAAACGCCAATTTCATCATCAAAAGAAAACTCATCTAATTCTCTTACATGCAAGAACTTTGGATCTACTGTTCCATCAGGCTTCTCAAGTAAGTACACAGCGTATTTCCAAGATGGGGCAGTAGACTCTGTATGGAAGGATACATTTATATTCTTTCCTTTCCATTCTATTACACCAGAAGCCTCTCCGTTCTTGATGGTTACATTAAGTCCCCTGAAGTGCTCTATAAAATCTTTTTTAGCTGCCTCTTTATCACCTTTATGCTTGTCTAATAACCACTCCTTCATAGAGTCAGTCTGGACTGCGACATCTTCTGACTTATTTGTGTACTTTATAATACCTCCTCTACTAGTATAAACTTTACCGTTCTGTTTAACAGGACCAAACTCCTCTTGTTGAGCAGCTATAGCTCTTAAAGTATTTAACTCGTTTCTATCATACAGTCCAGCAGATTCTCTTGAGTCTTGAAGAAGTCCAGCGTATAAATAGTAGTTTCCGTCCTCTAATTGTACTGCTCTCTCAGTATCTTTAGTCACTCTTGCAGCAATAATCAGAGGTAAATTATCATCTGTAAAATCCTCAAGTCCTAATTCTTGTCTAATTGAATTTATTAATGATTCATCCTTAATAAATACATAATACTGTTTAGATGCTCTAAGAGATGCTATCTTTGCTAAGTTATTTTCTATGTTGTTATTATTATACCAATCCTTTTCTGCTTGGGTTCCTAATATAGAAAATTTCTTTGAATTAAACTCCTTAAGGCTGCTTAATAATCTCTCTTGAACTTTAACTTTGAAGTCTGCCATCATAGATGGATTAACCTCAAGTATTGAGTTTTTAATTAGCCTATTTAAATCTGTGGGCTTTGAAGTACGTTTGCTCATTTCTACAGTCTGAACTAGCCCCTTCAATGTCCCCACTAGCTGTATGGTGTTTTGATATTTAATATCATTAGAAGCATTTGGATTAAGGTATGCAGCATTATCAAGAGTAGATAAAAGACTACTTATTATCTTACTAAAATTAGATAAAGTAAGCTCTGTATTAAAGTCTTCTCCTAATATATCTGTAGATAACTCTTCGTCTGAATATAAACTAATAAAGTTAATAAACTCCTCTTTAGAAAGTTCCTGAGGATTAGTTTTTGAAAATATAGAAGCAATCTTCTTAAATATAACATCAAAGAAGTCTTTGTTACTATTATATCTAGAGTTATTTATAACAGTGTCAGAATTCTGCTGTGAGCCAGGAGTACCTTGTTTTTTATTCTCCTCTATCTTGGTCTTTGCTAACTTCTCCTGACGAGCTCTTTCTGCTGCAACTGCTTTGTCATAAGACTCTTTTTGTTTAATAACTTCCTTAAGAGCCTCTGCTAGTCCTTCAAGTTGCTCACTAGTAAGTTGCTCTGCAAACTTAGGGTCATTAAGTTTTTCAATGATTTTATCAGCAGTTAGTGGTTCTCTAGATAATTGCTGCTCACTAATTACTTGATTGGCTACTTTCTTCTGTGGTTCAGAAAGTGCTTTATAAGCAGGGCTGTTCTCCATTATTTTTCTGGTTTGGGCTCTACTCATTTCTTCTTTCTTATACTGTTGATAAAATTTAGAAGAGTCCTTGTTTGGGTTACTTGGGTCATTAAAGATTTTAGAGAATTGCATTTTATCATTCTCAGTAAATTCCCCAGTAGTTAAGTCCTTATCCAGTTCATCTCTAAACTGTTCATAAGTAGTGGCTTCAAGAACATTTTGTAATTTAGCTCTACTCCATTTCTCTGAAGCCTTAGCTCTTACTTCTCTATCAAATAAAGGAACTAAAGCGCCATTATTTTCAATAAGGGTATTATATTGGTCATTAAAGTAATCCAGTCTATTTTGTAATCTACCAGCATCCTTTAAATCTGTAAGAGTTTGACCAGTAATTCCTTGGGAGGTAACAAACTTCTCTATTTCCTTCTGTTGCTGTTCAGAATAATTTTTCTTATTGGCCTCATCAAGAATGTATGCTCTGGCTTTATTTGAAAGACTAAGTATTTCATTAGCAGAAATTATAGGTAAGTTTTCCTTTGAAAGCAGTTTTTTAGCAGCTCTGTTCTCTCTTATTTGCCTACTATTTTTATCAAACTCAGTCTTATATTCATGTTTATACATGTTTTTCTTAGAGGATCTGAGCTTCGTTCTTGCATTAACCAACTCCTTATACTCATCCTCAACCGCTTTCAAACTACCATATCTAGCAATAGCATTCTTTGTATCGGCATCCTCTTCACTGAGAATTGCTGTGGGATTTTCTTGATTAGCTTTGTTATAACTATCTCTTGCAGCCTTATTAATATCCTCGATTCTTTTCTCCCAGTTTTGTCTCATAATAATACCATAAGCTAATGCCTCTTTAGCTTCAGTACTTATACTATTACCAAACTGATTATCAAAGACTTTAATCTGTGCTTTAAGGTTTTTATAAGTATTTAAATCTTCTTTTGCTTTGTCTTTTACTTTCTCAAGAATCTTTGTTTCTTCCTCATTAAGTGGTCCTTCAGTAGTTCTAACAATATCAGAATCAGAGTCACTCAGTGCTTGGTTTACAACAGCTCTAGCTTCTTGACTATTAGGATCTAACTTAGATAATGTCTCAAGTCTGGCAAGAAAGTTTAATTTCATACCATTAGGTCTAACCCTATCAAGCATCAACATAGTAGCTACCTTTTTACCCATCAAAGCATCTCTATAATCTGCCTCATCGTCTCTGCTTGCTGCCTGCTGCTCGTCAGTCATAAATTTAAGTATAGCGGCCTCATCATTATATGTATACACTTCTGGATGTTGTTGAAGCCATCTATTAATATCTGCTGCCTCATCTGCATCTTGCAACTCTTTAATCTTTAATTCCTGAAGGTTCTCAACTATTGGATTTCTCCAGAAATCACTGAAGGAGGCCTTTTGCCCCTTTCTATGTTTATCTATAGTAGATTTAATACCTCTAGCTATAGTAGGAGAACCAAGTCCTGCAGATGTTGCACCAAGTAAAAATGAATAAAGCGCTTCTTCACTTAAGGCAGTTTTACCAATACTTTTACTTGCTACATCCCAATTCTCAAACATACTGTCAGACAGCTGCCCTATAGCATTAGGGTCATATCTATTAGCAACATACTCCTCCATGTAGTTATGTGCCAAGTCCTCTCTCATTTGAGAATCAACAGTCTGGAAAAGCTCTTCAAAACCTTCTTCTGCAGCTTCAACAATTCCTTTTCCTACAGCACCTGCCTTTTGCCATCCAGTTACTTTTTTAGGAACAGCCTTATAAAAGTTTCCCTCCGGAACCCAATTATATTTAGTGGAAGGCTTTCCTGTAATTCCACGAACTACTCCTTTCTTTAATTCTCTAAAGCTTCTACCAAGTATATTACTAAAGAATGTGTCTCCAAAAGCAATCCAAGTAGCTTCATCAAACATTGTTTTAGCACCAGTTCTAAACGCCTCTTGTTCAATTGCGTTTTTAACATTTGGGTCACTTAATACCTGTTGAACTTTTAAGTTTCTGTATTGGTCCCACAGATAAGCCCTCTCCTGGTTCTTTATTTGCTGGTACTCTGCCGCATCAGTACCTGAAAGTTCTTCTCCATCCCAGTCAGGAATTCTACTATAACTATTATACCAGTTTTCAAATGTACCATCCTCTAAGTCCCTTTGAAGCTCCTTATCTATGCCTGCTAAAACATCATCCTCAGCTGACTCTTTAACAATATTATATTTTTCCATAGCATCCATAGATGCTTCAGCGGCAGCTGGAAGATATGCTGTTGCACCAACAGCAATAGCATTACCTAAAGTATTAATTGCTCTGGCAGTAAATCTAGTACCAGCACCAGCTGCTTCCCTAGCCAGCAGTTTAGTAGCCATTCTTGCAGAAGCTCGGCCAAGTGTAGCATTTAAAAGCTGTGCAGCAGTACTCCCAGTAAACATTCCAGCTACAGTGTAAGCACCCTGAGCAAATATATCAAAGGGGGTATTAATATCTCTAAACTTAGTTTCATTTCCAGGCTCTCTTTGAAGTACGCTGGAATTATATTCAAGTTCTTTAAATCTCTCTTGTACATCAGGCAACCAAGCTCCAGTTGATTGCAAATCATTACCCCACTGAGTAATTGGGTTTTGGGTAGTGTAATATAAAAACTCTTTGAATCCTCCTAAGTCTTCTATATCCAAATCATCCCTCATAGCCCAAGCAATAGCATTCGGAGTATTAGCAACTATACCAGCAACTGCGGCAGTATTTCCAGTGAAGTATTTTGCTGCCTGATTTATAGCAACATCAGCTTTTTGAAGAATACTTTGATGCTCAGCCAATGTATGTTGTAATGCAGCTTGAGTAATATTATTAGCCTCATTTAAATCTTTAAGAGTTCTTAAAGAATAATACTGAGCCATAATATCCTTCATCTCATTAGGAGTGATTGGCATAGCGTCTGTATCATGATAATTCCTATATTGGGGAATCATCTCATAGGCAAGTCTATCAAATTGCTCAAAAGCATTAAATGCAAACTGCGGGTCTTCCTCTAATCTCTGCCTTATATTAGACGTCAGTTCATCAACAGTATTTTGAGTTTTAGCACTTCCCCACAGCTCTCTGTTTATTGGAAGGTATCTCTGGTTGTTTCGGTCAAATATATTATTATATATAAGCTTGAAGTCCTCTATATCACTCTCAGCCTGCTGAACTGCCTCCTTCTCCTTCTGCCCTCTTTCTTGAAGAATAGAAGTTAACTTGTTCTGAAGAAGATTTATTCCTGCAGTATTCTCTGGGTGTTCAGATTTCATTTTATTAATCTGATTAAACAGCTTAGTAGCTTCGTCGTTTTCATCCGAGAGATTTAGAGAGGCTATGTTTTCTTCATTAAGTAATGATTCAACTTCTGGCGTATGGGTAATATCTTCTTTAGCCTTTGAGATAAAATCTCTGTATGCCTTGTCTGTAGTAGTCTCTGCTTTATTCTCAAACCAGTTATACATGGCATGCCCATCATCAGATTTAGGAACTATGTCTGCATCATTAACTACTGGCTTTGGAGTATAAAATCCAGAGACATTAGCTGTATCCTGAAAGTATTCATCAGTAGGTTCTCCTGACGAGCTTTCAGTAGCCTTCTCTGGTTCCTGAGGAATATTTGAATTATACCAATTAATCTTTTCATCAAGAGTCATTCCTTCTGGAAGACTGTTGAATGCATCCTCTCCAATATTCTGTTTAATTTTTGAGTTCATGTATAAGTGACCTTTAATTTTGTCTGGGTCACTATATCTATTCTGACGAATAGTAGACTCTACCAACTTAACATTAGTAGAGTCTGACATCCAATTGTTATAATCATCAGAATTATATAAATCTGAAAGTCTTATTCCCGGTAATGGCATATTATTTATAATTATCTACATACTCAATTGGGGCATCTAAGTCATCTCCAGATGTGGCAATGTCCCATCCTAAAACTCTGTTATTTTTGTCTCTATAAAGCGTTAGATTAATAGTAGCACCAATATTTTCTAAGGCAGTAAGCTTTTTAACCAAAGACTCTCCTAAGTCGCTCTCATAGTCATGGAAGTTTACATCGTCTCTTTTCCAGTTCTCTCTTTTAAGTTGCTTTTCTAATGACTCATCGGTGACAACGCCTCTTCTCGCTTTTCGTTCAGACTCTGTAAGACCAGCTATATTTTCTCCTGTTATTTTCTTATACAAATCTCTCTTTCTTGTTGAACCACCCTCGGGTAACTGTTTCCAACTATTCCCTAATAATATACTATATACATCTCTAGAACTACCATCTGGAGCCGTCTCTGTAGTTCTTACTCTAGGAACATTAGTGCCAAATACATTTACATATCCATAATCACCTCCATAAAAACTCCTTAATACATCATCTGCAGTAAAGTTTTCAGGAAGAACTACATCTTTCTTGTCTTTATTTTTAATTTTATATTGTTTGGTTGTTTTATCATATGAAGGTATGATAGAGGTACCATCATAAGCAGTGATTGCAGAGACCGACCTAGATGTACCACTAGTCCTAGACCCAGATGAACCAGAGCTATATGATTTAGTAGCCTTTACTTTATTTAGATAGTTCTCAAATTCCTTCTGTTTATATGTAGCATTACCCAGAGTAGCTCCAGCATTAACCGCTTCCTGTACTCTTCTTATTTGTTCTGGGTCTGTAAGATTACCAGAATACATAGTAGTGTACTCATTCAAAGAAGGTACTGCCTCTCCAGCAGATTGCTTATTATATACATCTTGTCCTACCTGTGCTTTGATAGTATCAAGATTATAAGAGTTATAAGTGGATGCAGTAGATATATCTCCAACTGGAGTTTGAGAGTAATCAATATCAAATATAGTATTTGGATTCTTCTGTAAATAATCTCTCTGCTCTTTTATAAGAGCTCCCCTCATTTTTAATTTGTCAAGCATAGGAGCATACTCAGATTTATAAGAGTTGCCTAAATTTCTTATAGCATTACGAGTTTGATGACTTAACCCGTTGCTTGAAAGACTATCGCTTACCTGCTTCAAAGAGTTTTTCCACTCATTATATTTATTATATTCTGCTTTATCCAAAGTAGGAGATAAATCTTCTAATGAAGAGGCCTCTGCAAGTAAACTGTCTATAGCTGCTTCTTGTCTTCTATACTCCTCACCATACATTTGATAAGGTTTAATTAACTCATCAAATGAATATGGTTTGAATTTATTATTTATTACAAAGTAGTTTGCCATAATATTAATAAGTTAATCCTTTCTTTCTTTTTCTAATTTTACCACCTTTAGCAGTCATAGTTCCAAACACTCCTGCATCTGCTAAGTATTTCACCCAGTTTCTATAATCCTTTTCTCTACCTAAGTTAGATATAGATTCAGCAAGATTCCCAAAGTTAGTAGCTTTAGCTGCATTAGCCATAGTAGATGCTTCGTCATTAAGTCTAGCCTGCATTAATGCTTGCTGATTATATTTAAGTTTAGCATCTTGATTAGCCATAGCTGCTTTAAGTGCACCCTCACTATTATACTGGTCAGTGCCTCTATTAAAGGTTTCTCTTTGAACAGCCCTGTCATAATCTTGCAGAGCTGCTGCTCTCATTAAGTCACCATGAGTCATTTGAGCATTGTAATCAGCTGCCAACAGATTAGCCCACCTAGCTGGAGCAGTACTTTGCATAATAGCACCTCTTGTAGCTGCTGCTTGCTGAGCCTCTTGATTACCTTCATAATTAGTATCAAAATGAGTCACTGGAATATAATTACCAATAGGGTTAAATGTAATAGGTTGGAAAGGACCTATTTCATCAAATACTGTAGGAGTATTTGTAATACCTAAAAGGT